CAATGGAACAGATCAGACCATTTCCACCAACAGACCTGATTGATCAAGCTGAGGAAGAGGAAGCGATTCGCTTGGCACCTGCAGCGGATCTAAAAGAATGGGTAGTAACCAATTTTCTAACGCTTGGCGGTACATTACATAATCCCGACCATGACCACATAGCTGAATTACTTCATGATGACGAAACATTCTTAGCTTTCGCTTGGGCGTCATCTGCCGCCGTTGCTAAAAAGAGAATGGTATTAGGTCAATGTGAAAAGGTTATGTTTAACCAGGGCGGATGGCGTAAAGCTCGGCAACAACAACAAATGCGTGATTGGTTTGGGTTTGTTCCAGTTTATCTCATCACTGTAGATGCAAGCTTTTGTGAACGTGCGAATGATCGTGAATTTTGTGCTTTGATTGAGCATGAGCTGTACCATATAGGTGTAGAGCGTGATGAGGAAGGGGAAATACTCTACAGCGATCATACAGGCTTACCAAAACATTATTTAGCAGGTCATGACGTTGAGGAATTTATAGGAGTGGTCAAACGCTGGGGAGCAAGTGAGGACGTTAAGCGCATGGTCGCAGTCGCTCAAAACCCGCCGTTTGTTTCAGAGTTGGAAATAACAAAATGCTGCGGAACATGTCTAATTAACTGAGCCTTGAGGCTCTTTTTTTTGGCTATCTTGTTTGACGTAGTTTGACAAAGGTGTATTTATGGCAACATTAAGGGAGCCTGTAAAAATCTTTATAGTTCAGTCTCTTGCTTGCTTTGATACACCCCAACAGGTTGCACATGCTGTCAAACAAGAATACGGGATAGAAATAGATAGAAGGCAGTGCGCTGCTTATGACCCAACAAAACTTGCGGGAAAAAATCTAAGCAAAAAACTAAAGAATCTATTTCATCAAACTAGAAATGATTTTAGGACGAATGTTTTCGATATCCCTTTAGCAAATAAAGCAGTACGTCTCAAGGAATTACAGAATATATATAACGATCCAAAGGTTAATAGAATTCTAAAAACCAAGCTGATCAAACAATTCAAAGATGAGATGCATGGTTATGAGATTCAGCTCCTGGATATTCAATTAAAGCAACTTGAAATTGAACGAATCAAAACAGGTGATGGAGATGGTGCAGATGATCCGACGCCAGTGAAAGTCACCATTCAAGTTGTAGATGCGAGTAAACAAGATGCCGAATATCAACCCGACGCTGAACGTGCCTCAGGCGAGGTTTCTACAACTTCCGAATAAATTTCGTGCCTTTGTTGCAGGGTTTGGTAGTGGCAAGACTTGGGTAGGGTGTTCAAGCCTCTGTGATAAGTCTTGGGAATTTCCAAAAGTACCTTTAGGTTATTTTGCCCCAACATATCCGCAGATCCGAGATATCTTTTTTCCAACCATAGATGAAGTTGCATTTGACTGGGGATTGAAGACAAAAATATACGAATCGAATAAAGAGGTTGATCTGTACTACGGTCGACAGTACCGCAGTACTGTTATTTGTAGATCAATGGAGAAACCGCAAACGATCGTAGGTTTTAAGGTTGGTCACTCTCTAATTGATGAACTCGATGTCATGAATAAGGACAAGGCTCAACAGGCATGGCGTAAAATTATTGCGCGTATGCGTGTGAAACATCCTGGTCTAATGAATGGAATCGATGTTGCGACCACACCTGAGGGTTTCAAATTTACTTATGAGCAATTCGTAAAAGAGGCAAACTCAACGGCAGCAAAACGAAAGCTATATGGAATGATACAAGCTTCAACTTATGACAATGAAAACAATTTACCAGATGATTATATTTCATCTTTGTTTGAATCATACCCGCCACAGTTAATCTCAGCGTATTTAAAAGGTCAGTTTGTGAACTTGACCAGTGGTGCGGTTTATCCTGATTTTGATCGAAAGCTCAATCATACAGATGAAGAGATTCAACCTAGAGAGCATTTGATCATTGGTATGGACTTTAACGTTTTAAAAATGGCTGCAGTTGTTTATGTCATGCGTGATGGTAAGCCTCTTGCCTTGGATGAAATAGTTGGGGTGAGAGATACACCAACCATGGCAACATTACTCATTGAGCGTTTTCCATTTCATGAAATGACAGTAATTCCTGATGCAGCTGGTCAAGCCACATCTTCAAAAAATAGCAGTGAATCAGATCACCAAATTTTACGAGACAAGGGTTTTAGGGTTGAGGTTGATGGAACTAACCCCGCGATTAAAGATCGTATTAATGCGGTGAATGCATTAATTCTAAATGGCGATGGTGAGCGTACGTTGAGAGTTAATACAAATAAATGTCCTCGTTTCACTGAAACTCTAGAACAGCAAGTTTATGACAAATTCGGGATGCCTGATAAAACTGCAGGATTAGACCATGTAGGCGATGCGGGTGGTTATCCTTTGGCTAAGCGGTTCCCGATCATAAAACCTGTGACTAGCCTTAAAGATATTTCTATTTTTGGAAGAAGAAGATGACAGGTGTAACTTCAAAGCATCCTGAATATATTAAAAACATTGATACCTGGAATAAAGTTGATGATGTTTGTGATGGACAGGACGCAATAAAGAAAAAAGGTAAAACATATTTACCAGTGCCTTTCACTTTCGGTGATGGGGATGAGGACCGTTATAAGGAGTATTTGGATCGAGCGGTTTTCTATGGTGCGACTGGTCGGACTTTGATTAGTCATATTGGTTCAGCATTTAATAAATTGCCTGATTTTAAAAGACCGGACGAGCTTGAGTATTTAGAGCGAAATGCGGATGGTGCAGGACGTTCTATTTATCAAAGCTCCCAACAAATGCTTCGATTGATTTTTAAGCATTATCGTTGTGGTGTGTATGTCGATTTTCCACAAGTTGAGCCTAGTCGTAATCGGGCTGAAGATAAGCAAAAGAATGCATTTCCAATGATTCATACATTGAAAGCTCAATCTGTTATTAATTGGGATTTCATCGTTGTTGGAAATCAGAAAAAATTATCTTTGGTCGTGATTGAAGAAAATATATCAAAGCTTGATGATGATGGATTTGGTCGTACGAGTGATACTCAGTACCGTGTTTTGAGATTACAGAAAGATCAGGATGATTTTGTTTATTCCGTACAGCTTTATGAGCGGAATGAAAAACAAATTTATGAAGCTGGACCGCTTTACTATCCTACAGATTATCACGGTAAGCATTGGAACTATATTCCATTTACATTTTGTGGTGCGATCGATAATACAGACGAAATTAATAATCCGCCGTTGCTTGAATTGGCTGATCTAAATCTTGCTCATTATCGTAATTCTGCAGATGTGGAAGAATCAGGATTTATTGTGGGTCAACCGATTGTATCAATGCCGAGTATCACTCCTGAGCAATATGAAATCATTAAAAAGGACAAGTTAGCGATTGGCGCTCGGAATGGTTTTCCAACTAAGGTTGAGATTGCTCAAGCGAGTGAGAACAACTTAGCCAAGCAATTAATGACTGATAAATGGCTACAAATGAAAGAAATGGGTGCTCGCCTAATTGAGGTAGGTTCTGCTAATAAAACTGCGACACAAGCAGATAATGAGGATTCTATACAGCATTCAGTTGTTTCACTGGCAGTATCTAATATCAGCGAAGCATTACAAATGGCGTTACGTTGGTGTGCCAAGTTTGCCTTGCCTGATCACGATTTAAAGCCTGATGAACTGACTTATGTTATTTCTCAAGATTTTAATAAACAAAAATACAGTGTTGAACGTTCAAAACTGATTTTAGAGATGGTCCAAGGTGAGTTAATACCACCAGAAATTCTTTTTCAATATGAGCAAACTGGCACTTTCTCAGATGCTAAATGGGAAGAAATTGAGAAGAAGATTGAAGAATATCGGATGAGTAAGCCATTAGGTAGCTATCAGCCATATCAAGGTGTAGATGATGAACGATCTAGAGGTACAACAAGCGATAATTGATGCCTTAAATCAGCATAATTCTTATCTTCAACGCCTATCCTCAAGCTCTATTCATGAAATTTTAAATCATTTTGATGACTTATCATTGGAGATGCTAAAACAACTCCGTGATTTGTTGGATGATTTAAACGAAGCAGAAAAAACAACTTTAACGAGTGGGAAATATACAACAGCATCATTAAAAGAAATTCAGGGAGTAATGACGAATTGGCAACAGTCAATCTCTACTATTCTTCCTGAAATTCTTGATATTTCGATGATTGCTTTGGCTTCTTATGAATCAGCATATATCTATAAGTTGGCAAATAAAAGAGCTCCAGTAATTAGTGGTAAAACTCTGCTGAATAAGGCAAAGAAAACACCTTACGCTGGTGGTCAATTATTGGATTATATCTTTCCGAATGTCGCTGAAAGTGTTCGAAAAAAAGCTGAATATGTTATTCGTGATGGTGTTTCAAAT